GATCGCATCTACCCAGAGTTAGCCCAGCAAGATGCTGTCACGCCGTTCATCGTCTACACGGTAACGGACACCACACCCAGCGGCACCAAGAACGCCACATCCAAACTGGACACCGCGCGCGTAGAACTGTACTGCATCGCCGATGACTATGAAACTGGAATGAGCCTAGGCATTGAGGTCCGTTCTGCGCTGGATCGGCAGTCAGGCACGATCAATGGCGTGGAGGTTCAGTCTATTGACTTTGATACTTCTGACATTCAGTTCGAGCCAGACCAAAGGTTTTACATCCTTGAACAGACTTACGACGTGCGAATACAACGCACAGGCACTGCGCAGGTGGTCACGCAGTTCCCAGGCAACACCTTCACTGTCGAAGAGGTGGACGGCGACCCAAGCGGCGCGGTCAATAAGCTGGTGGTATCGAATGGCACACTAACCATTGCAGGCAATACCGCGACTATCGACACTGGCGGCGGCGCAGATGTACAGTACCACGATCGCTATAGCACCGAGGCCGAGACGGAGCGCAGCGGCGCGACGGCTACGCTGGAAGTCTACTACACCGCGCGACCTGACGGTGACGGCTATGCAGAAAGCGAAGTGAGCGACGTCGGCGAGACCGACACGATTAACCGAACGCTGTACTACAGCGACAAATTCCAAGCCGACCCAGACACCGCAGGCGATTGGACAGAGTACACCACACAGCCAGCAGACAACGCCACGTTCGCCACAGCTAAAGCGGCGCTGCTTGCCGGCCTAAACGAAACCGACGCCACAGCCGAGACGCGCGGCACGTTGCCGCTGTCGCTGAAGATGGTGCGCACTACAACTGCGGCGGTTACTGACCTACTGCTCGACACCTACCCAGGCGCGGCGGCGGCGTACTCTGTGCGCAAGCTGGACAAGGACTACACAGGCTACTGCATGAAGGTGCGGCGGGCAAGCGATGACGCTGAGGCTGATATAGGTTTCGACGGTAATGGCGGCGTGGACCAGTCGGCTATCGCTACGCATTGTTCTGGCTCAAACGGTTTTGTGAGCGTGCTATACGATCAGAGCGGCAACGCTAGAAATTTGACTCAAAGCACTTCAGGAATACAGCCGCAGATATACAATGGTAGTGCGGTAATTAGCGAAAACGCCAAGCCAGCTATTTATTTTGATGGCACTGAATCAGGTGGAAAAGCTTTAGTATCTGCGGGCTTTGGCACAGGCGAAACGAGGTACTTGAGCTATGTTAACAGAATTACGCAAGACGTAGCAACGACAGGCTACCACAATGTCTTGATTTTTATGGAGGATGTGTCAGCAATAACAGCAGGCGACTTTTTGCAATCTTATACAACGAACGCGAGTAATAGTATCAATGTAAACTTTCCTACGTCTGCGCTTGATATGAGCAACACAACGGCTACTAATGTCCAGCATCTATTGACTATTCAAAAGACAAGCACAGACGCAGAATTTTGGATTGATGGCACAAGCCAAGACACCGCAACGGGGACGCAGGCACTAGAAGATGAACTTGCTTTGGGCCGGTTCCTTGGCGGTAGTGGAGCGTACGCTGTGATGCGCTTCCAAGAGTTGGTCGTATGGAACACCGACCAAGATGGCCTAGGCAACCGCACCGGCATCGAGACTGACATCGACACCTACTTCAGCATAACATAATGGCTACCGTATACCTCCCAGTAACCGCGCGCCTGAACCTCACCAGCGAGCAACGCGCGAAAGGCATCAGCCGCGAGCTGTACAACCTGAAGCTACCTAAGCACCTCCACGAACCTGGGCGCACCACGACGATGCTGCTGGCCACCATCCAGCACCCAGAAACAGGAGAGTGGGCGTGCGTCGGTGATACGGATCTAGCTATAACGGTACACCCACAGCGCGACCTGCATGCGCTGATAGCTTTGTTCCCACAGCTCACGCAGGAAGAGCGCGATGCTATGACGTACTACATTGGCACGTCGCCTGTGGTGATGTTCCAATATCTGATGCCTAGCGACTCTGAAATTTTGACGCAGGAGGAAGCAGAAGCGGCGGGTTGGTTCGGTGATTCTATCTAAATTGCTGTCATGGAATTGATTTTCGAGAACTGGGCAATCATTGCTCTTGCCATACTTGGCGCCTTGGATGTGTACGTATCGCTTACGCCTTCAAAGCGTGATGACCAGGTAGTAGGATACCTTCGCATTATCATCCAGACTATCAGCGGTAAAAGCAAAAAAGCACAGAAGTAATGGCTATCATTAATGGTACAGTATTCCTGTTGAAGATCGGTGCCGACGGTTCAGAAGTGGCCGTTCCTGATCAGACAGAAGGCAGCATCTCCATCAGCATGGAGACGCGCGATATAACCACGAAAGACAGCAGCGGATTCCGTGAACTGTTGGAGTCTACGCGGTCGGCAAGCATCAGCATCAGCGGCCTTGTAGATGATGACGGTGCAGGCGGTGCAGGTGCTGACCTCTTTGCTGTGTTGAATTCGCGTGCTACCACTCACGTCATCTTTGGTCTTGATGGGGCTAGTGATGATTACCACTATGAGTGCGACGCTTTTGTAACGAGCCTTGAGATTAGCGCAGGCACAGAAGACAACGTGACTTACAGCGCTACGCTGGAGGTGACGGGTGCTATCACTGAGGTCACCGCTTAATGAAGCTGACTCTTTCAGGTAAGGAATTCACCTTACGGTGCGATATGCGCGCCCTGGCTAACGCCAAGAAAGAAGCAGGCATAGAGTTGGGCAACCTGTCTGACGATGTTGTAGAGATTGGAACACTGGTGTACTTCATGGCCCAAAGCGGTGCCAAGAGTGCTGATGTTCCTTTTAAGTGGACGTTAGACGACTTCCTAGGCCTTATAGATCTAAGCGATCTCGAGGCGCTTGGTGAGGCAGTGGCCGGCATGTTGGGTGCTGGCTCGGAAAAAAAAAGGTAGCGGCAAGCCGTTAACCATAGAAGATTGCATCAAGGTGGGGTTAGGCCAAATAGGGCTTGACCCCACTTCTTTTTATGACCTGACGTTGCATGAGTTCATCTTAGCCGCAGAAGGATTCCACAAGCTAGAAGAGGTGAGGCATCAGGCCGACTGGGAACGCACGCGCTGGCTGGCTACGTTGATGCTGTCGCCACACGCCAAGAAAGGTCAGTCAATCAAGCCGCGTGACCTAGCTATCTTCCCATGGGAAAAGAAACCTAAAAAGAACAAGGCGCACGCCAACATGTTGCGCCAAGTATTAAAGGGGCACAGCAATGGCAAAACTTAAGGATCTAAAAGTCACAATCGGCCTAGAGAAAAAAGGCCTACGTAAGCTGAACGCTGATCTAAACGGCATGAAGCGACGCTTTAGCGCTGACTTTGGCGCTATTGCCGGCATGGCCAAGAACGTTGCTGCTGTCATTGGAACCACGCTAGTTGCAGGCATTGGCATTCTAATCAAGAAGGGCGCAGAAATGGAGACGCTGCGCACTGGCTTCATCAGCATTGCCGGCGGCGCGAACAAGGCGGCTGCGATCGTGAAGGAATTGAATGACTTCACGGCTAAAACGCCCTTTCAACTTGAGCAGGTTAGTAGCGCCGCACGCCAGCTGTTAGCTGTCGGCACGCAGCGCAACGAATTGCAGGACCAATTAAAGATGCTGGGCGATATCGCGGCCAGTTCTGGACAAAGCATTGAAGACATTGCGGCCATCTTCGCTAAGGTCCAAGCGAAAGGCAAGGTGGAGTTAGAGAACCTGAACCAACTTGCTGAACGCGGTATACCCATCTTCGACCAGCTGCGCACCGTCACAGGTGATGCCAATATGGAATTTGGCGCCGGCGCTGTCAGCGTCGAACAGTTTAATGAGGCGCTAGGCAATATGACCAAGGAAGGCGGCTTGGCTGCTGGCGCTATGGAGAACCTGAGTAAGACGGTAGAAGGCCGCATCAGTACGCTCATGGACAATCTAGGAATAGAGTTGGCCAAGACGGCAGAGAAAACCGGCCTTACCTCTAAGTTTGGTAAGGTACTGGAATCAGCTACAGAAAGCCTGCGAGGTCTAAGCGGCGTGGCTCAAAGCGATGTAGCAGCGGCATTGGGCTTGGCTGAAGAAGCTATGGAAGGCTTTGGCACAGCCAGCACAAACAACCTTGATGAGGTTGAACAAAAGATGGCCGCTGCCAGCAAGGCCATAAGCGAAATCATGGGCGCATCTACTGGCGGCCCAAGTTCGGCGCAAGTGGGCTTGATGGGCGTTATGAATATTATGGGCCTTGGTGGTTTGGCACCAGGTATGGAAGAAGCCAAAGAGCAGGCGGCCGCATTGAAACCACTTCTGGAAATGCAGAAGATGCTGGCACAGGCCACAGGTGATCTGAATAACCAGGTTCTAAGTGGCACGTTAGCGCAAGGCGACGTCATTGCGAACACGGAAACAGAGACGACCGCCAAGCAAGCAAACAAGAAGGTAAAAGAAGAGCTGGTGCAGATGGAGCGCAGTCACCTTCTAGAACTGGGCAAAGCCAAAGAACTGCACCCTGTTTTAGCTGAAGACATTCTAGCCAGTTCATACGCGAACCATGAACTAAAGGGCAGTTTTGAAGCTGTGGCGACAGCTGTGCAATTGCCAATGGACCGCATGGTAGCAATGGCACAATATGCAGGCAACCAACTACCACAGTTCTTCAGCGGTGCTTTTGATGCCATTGCAGATAGCACGCAGTCTTTCGGTGATTATGTTATGGAAACTCTAGAGCGCCTCTTAAAAAAGGCACTGGCCTTGGCGGCTGCCTTTGGTGTTATCAGTCTCATTACTGGTGGCAGTGGTGGTGCGGCGCTAGGTGGATTCAAAGGATTTATGATGGGCGGCATGGGCTTGGGCGGCATACCACAGATGGCCGACGGTGGACTTTTCACCGGCGCTAGTTTGGCAATGGTCGGCGAGGGACCAGGAACAAGCAGTATTAATCCAGAG